ATCAACGCAGCCGCCAGCGATGCACGCCGGGCGGAGGCAACCGACCCGTCCAAGACCCGAAAGCCGCCCGAACCGAAGCTGAAGCCCGTCCCCGAGGCGGCGGTGGCGGCTGTGGGCGACACGTTGCGCGAACAAGGGTTGGCGGTCCCGGCCGTCGGCGGCGGCACCACCTTCTTGCAGGCCAAGACGGCGAACGAGGTGCTGAAGGCGCAGGAGCGGCGCATCCGGCTGCAGAAGCTGAAGGGGGAATTGATTGAGCGGGCCCGCGCGCTGTCGCTGGTGTTCCGGCTCGCGCGTGAGGTGCGGGACGCGTGGGTGAACTGGCCTGCGCGGTCGTCGGCCTTGATGGCGGCCGATCTCGGCGTCGAGCCTGCCGCCATGCAGAAGGTCCTTGAGAAGCATGTCCGTGCCCACCTCGACGAACTTGCCGAGGTCCGGCCCGACTTCCGGTGACGATGACGGACTGACCGATTTCGACGGCGCGGGCGAGATCCTGCGTGCCTGGGGCAACGGGCTCCGGCCCGACCCCGACCTGACCGTTTCGGAATGGGCGGACCGGCACCGGATGCTCTCGGGCCGCGCCTCGGCCGAACCCGGGCGGTACCGCACGGTGCGCACGCCCTACATGCGCGAGATCATGGACCGGCTGTCGCCCGGCGATCCCACGCAACGGATCGTGTTCATGAAGGCCGCGCAGGTCGGGGCGACCGAGGCGGGCAACAACTGGATCGGGTTCGCCATCCACCAGGCGCCGGGGCCGATGCTGGCCGTCCAGCCGACGGTGGAACTGGCCAAGCGCAACTCGCGCCAGCGGATCGACCCGCTGATCGACGAGAGCCCGGAACTGCGGGAGCGGGTCAAACCGGCCCGGTCTCGCGACGCGGGCAACACCATGCTGTCCAAGGAGTTCGCAGGCGGCATCCTGATCATGACCGGCGCGAACTCGGCGGTCGGGCTGCGCTCCACCCCCGCGCGCTACATCTTCCTCGACGAGGTGGATGCCTATCCCGCCTCGGCCGACGAGGAAGGCGATCCGGTCACGCTGGCGGAAGCGCGATCGCTGACCTTCGCCCATCGGCGCAAGGTTCTGCTGGTCTCGACGCCGACGATCCGGGGGCTAAGCCGGATCGAACGCGAATACGAGGCGAGTGATCAGCGCCGGTTCTTCGTGCCGTGCCCGCATTGCGGCGCGATGCAGTGGCTGAAGTTCGACCGGCTGCGCTGGCAGAAGGGCCGCCCGGAGACGGCGGAATATCACTGCGAGGGCTGCGACGCGGCAATCGCGGAACACCACAAGACGGCGATGCTGGAGGGAGGCGAATGGCGGGCGACGGCGGTCGCCGCCGATCCGACCACGGTCGGCTACCATCTCTCGGCGCTCTATTCGCCGGTGGGCTGGCTCAGCTGGTCCCGCATTGCCCGTGGCTGGGAGGCGGCCCAAGGGTCGGACGAGGCGATCAAGGCGTTCCGCAACACCATCCTCGGCGAGACATGGGTCGAAACCGGCGAAGCGCCGGACTGGCAGCGGCTCTACGACCGGCGCGAGCGCTGGACATCCGGCACGGTGCCCGCTGGCGGGCTGTTCCTGACCGCAGGCGCAGATGTGCAGAAGGACCGGATCGAGGTCGATGTCTGGGCCTGGGGTCGCGGACTTGAGTCGTGGCTCGTCGATCACGTCGTCATCGAGGGCGGACCGGACCGGCACGACGCGTGGTCGGAACTGACAGCGCTGCTGGATCGAAGCTGGCCGCACGAACGCGGCGCGCATCTCACGATCGCGCGGCTCGCCGTCGACACCGGCTACGAGGCCCCGGCGGTCTATTCCTGGTCGCGGGCGCAAGGCTTCGCGCAGGTCTCGCCGGTGAAGGGCGTCGAGGGGTTCAACCGCGCGAGCCCGGTCTCGGGGCCGACCTTCGTTGATTCGACCGAGGGCGGCAAACGCCTGCGGCGCGGGGCGCGGCTCTGGACCGTGGCGGTGTCGACCTTCAAGGCCGAGACCTACCGCTTCCTGCGGCTGGCGCGCCCGACCGAAGAGGACATGACCGACGGGGCGGCATTTCCGCCCGGTTCGGTGCACCTTCCGCACTGGGTCGAGAACGAATGGCTGAAGCAGTTCGTGGCCGAACAGCTGGTGACGGTGCGCACCAAGCGCGGCTTCGCCCGGCTGGAATGGCAGAAGCTGCGCGAGCGCAACGAGGCCCTGGATTGCCGCATCTACGCCCGCGCCGCCGCCTGGATCGCGGGCGCGGACCGCTGGTCTGAGGAGAAATGGCGTGACCTCGAGGATCAGCTCGGGGCCGCTCCCACCGACACCGATCCCGCCGGACAGATCAACCGGCCGGGACTGGCCCCGCAGGGCAAGCGCCGCTCCGACTGGCTCGGACGGCGCGGAGGATGGTTTTGAACATGACCGACTGGACGGAAACCGAACTCTCGGCGCTGCGCAGGGCCTATGCCAGCGGCACGACCCGGGTCAGCTATGACGGCAAATCCGTCGACTATGGTTCGGCCGAGGATCTGCTCGCCCGCATTCGCACCATCGAGCGCGCCATCGCGGGCGTTGCCCGTCCGCTGCCGATCGCCGGGCTTGCGGGCTTCTCGCGCGGGGATCGCTGATGTCCGCGACCTGGTTTGACAGGGCTTTCGCTTCGGTCGCCCCGCGGGCCGCTGCGCGGCGCGTGCTGGCCCGTCAGGCTTTCGAGGCGCTGACGCGGGGTTACGACGGGGCCGCGCGCGGGCGTCGCACCGAGGGCTGGCGCGCGCCGGGATCCTCGGCCGACACCGAGATCGGCGTGGCCGGGGCGCTGCTGCGGGACCGGATGCGCGATCTGGTGCGCAACAATCCGCATGCGGCAAAGGCCGTGGCGGTGCTGGTCAACAACATCATCGGCGCGGGCATCATGCCGCGCGCTGCGAGCGGCGACGACAAACTGGACCGAACAGTCGATGCGCTGTTCGCCCGCTGGACGGCTGAATGCGATGCCGACGGCCAGCTGGATTTCTACGGCCTGCAGACGCTGATCTGCCGCGAGATGGTCGAGGCGGGCGAGGTGCTGGTGCGACGCAGGTTGCGGCGGGCTGGCGATGGCTTGGCCGTGCCGCTGCAATTGCAGGTGCTGGAGGCCGACTTCCTCGACGCCACGAAATCCGGCGCCTTGGGCGACGGACGTCTGGTGCAAGGCATCGAGTTCGACCCGGTCGGCAAGCGCCGGGCCTACTGGCTGCATGCCGCTCACCCCGGCGATGCCTGGGGCACACTGCAGGGCGGGCTTGGGTCGCGCCCGGTCCCCGCGACAGAGATCGCGCACATCTACGAGAAGCAGCGCACGCAGGCGCGCGGCGTTCCTTGGGGCGCGCCGGTGATCCGGTCCTTGCGCGATCTCGACGATTACGAGGTGGCGGAACTGGTCCGGAAGAAGACCGAGGCCTGCGTGACCGCCATCGTCTTCGGTGATGACGAGGCGCAGCAGGGCATCGCCCCCGCGGTGGTCGACGCCGATGGCAACCGTGTCGAGCAGTTCGAGCCGGGGCTGATCGCCTATGCGCGCGGCGGCAAGGATATCCGCTTCAACCAGCCCGCTGCCACCGGCGGCTATGGTGAATACAAGCGGGCCAGCCTGCACACGATCTCGGCCGGGTTCCGGGTGCCCTACGAGTTGCTGACCGGCGATCTCAGCCAGGTGAACTACTCGTCGATCCGGGCGGGCCTCGTCGAGTTCCGCCGGATGATCGACGCGGTGCAGTGGCAGCTGTTCATCCCGATGCTCTGCGCGCCGGTCTGGCGCTGGTTCACCGAGGCCGCCTGGGCGGCAGGCCAGATCCCGACACCGGATGTGCCGGTGGAATGGTCGCCGCCGAAGTTCGACGCCGTCGACCCCTACAAGGATGCCATGGCCGACCTGCTGGCGATCCGGACCGGCACCATGACGCTGGCGCAGGCCATCGCCCGGCAGGGCCACAACCCGGACGCAGTCCTCGCGGAAATCGCCGCGACGAACGCAAAGCTCGATGGCCTCGGCCTCGTGCTCGACAGCGATCCGCGCCGCGTCACCAAGACCGGCAGCGCGCAGGCGGGCGAACCGGCCGCCTCCGCATCCGAACCAGAGAAGGAATAGGGACATGCCCGATACGATGATGGCGGCCCCGGTCGCCTTGCCGATGCAGCTGCGGCGCGCGCCCATTCTGCCCGCGACCGTCAACACCGAGGCGCGCTCGGTCGACGTGGTCTTTACCACCGGCGCGGCCGTTCGGCGGCGACGGTGGACCGGCTGGGACACCTCCGTGCCCTTCGATGAAATCCTCGAGGTCAGCGACCGGGCGGTGGACCTGACGCGCCTCAACGCCGGAGCCCCGGCGCTCGACAGCCATTCGGTCTGGTCCTCGCATTCGCAGGTGGGCGTCGTCGAACGTGCCTGGATCGAGGGCAAGGAGGGCAAGGCCACCATCCGCTTCCCGCGCGAGGGGCTCGACCAGGCCGCCGACCGCATGTTCGGCCTGATCAGCGACGGCATCATCCGCAACGTCTCGGTCGGCTATTCCATCGAGCGGGTGAAGGTCGTCGAGCCCGCCGCCAAGGGCGAGGTCGAGCAGCGCATCGTCGAACGCTGGACCCCGCTCGAGGTCAGCTTCGTGACCGTTCCGGCCGATCCTCGCGCGCAGGTCCGCGCCGCCGATCAGGCCAACTATCCCGTCGAGATCGTCGACACCCGCATTCAAAAGGAGGCATCCATGCCTGAGAGCACGACCACCGTGGCCGGGGATGTCCCCGCCAGCAACGAGACCCGCCAGCAGTCCGCCGCTGCCCCGGCGAACCCTGAACCGACGGCCACGCGCATGCCGGAACCGGCGCCCGACAGCGAGGCCATCGCAACCCGCGCCCGCGAGGCGGAACGCGACCGCGTCTCCACGATCTACGATCTGACCGGTCGCCTGAATCTCGAGCGCAGCTTCGCCGAGGATCTCGTCAAGCGCGGCGTCAGCGTGGACGAGTCCCGTCGCCTGATCCTCGACCAGGTCGCCGCGAAATCCGACGAGACCCGGACCTTCCCCCATGTCTCGGTCCCCCTCGGCGGCCGCGACGAACGCATCACCCGCCGCGATGCCGTGGCGAACGCGCTCCTTCATCGCTACAGCCCGACGCTCTTCCCGCTGGAGGATGCCGCGCGCCAGTACCGTGGCATGACGCTGCTGGAACTGGCTCGCGAAAGCCTCGGCAACGCCGGGGTGAACACGCGCGGCCTGTCGCGCGACGAGGTGGCGACGCGCGCACTGCATTCGACCTCGGACTTCCCCGAGATCCTGTCGGCCGTCACCAACAAGACGTTGCGGCAGGCCTATGACGCCTATCCCCGCACCTTCACGCTCTTCTGCCGCCAGGTGCTGGCAACGGACTTCAAGTCCATGCACCGCGTCCAGCTGGGCGAGGCGCCGCAGCTTCTGGAGGTGGGCGAAAGCGGCGAGTTCAAGCGCGGGACCCTCGGCGAGAGCAAGGAAAGCTACCGCGTGAAGACCTATGGTCGGGTCGTGGCCATCACCCGGCAGGTGCTGATCAACGACGATCTCGACGCCTTCACCCGGATCCCGGCGATGTACGGCAACTCCATCGCCCAGCTTGAAAGCGACGTCGTCTGGGGCATCATCACCGCGAACCCGGCGATGGCCGACGGCAACCCGCTCTTCCACACCACGCACAAGAACCTCGCAGGCACCGGTGCCGCGCTGGATGTGGCGAGCGTCGGCGCGGCCCGGGCGGCGATGGCGCTGCAGACCGGCATCGACAAGAAGACGGTGCTGAACATCCGTCCCGCCTTCCTGATCGTCCCTGCGGCCCTCGAACTGAAGGCCGAGCAGTTGGTGGCCCAGAACCTCGTCCCCGCCGACAGCGCCAAGGTGGTCCCGCAGTCGATCCGCACGCTCTCGCCGATCAGCGAGCCGCGTCTCGACGCCGCCAGCGCCACCTCCTGGTATCTGGCCGCGAGCCCCAACCAGATCGACACCATCGAATACGCCTATCTCGAGGGTCAGCAGGGCGCCTACATCGAGACCCGTAACGGCTTCGATGTAGATGGCGTCGAGATCAAGTGCCGCCTCGACTTTTGCGCCAAGGCCATCGACTGGCGCGGTCTCTACAAGAACTCGGGCGCGTAACCGGCACTCCTAGATGCTGAACCCCAACACGCGGGCGGTCCAATCGGACCGCCCTTCGTCTTTCTCGAAGGATCCTCCCCATGAAAACCTACGTCCAGCCCGGCAACACCATCACCCTGACCGCGCCCTATGCCGTCGCCTCAGGCGAAGGCCTGCTCGTCGGCTCCATCTTCGGCGTGGCCTCTGGCACCGCCGCCCTCGGAGAAACCGTCGAAGCCGCGCTTGTCGGCGTCTACGAGCTGAAGAAGCTCGGCTCGCAGGCATGGGCCGTCGGCGACCGCATCTACTGGGACAACACCGCCCGTCAGACCACCAAGGTCACCACCTCGAACACGCTGATCGGCGTGGCAACCGAGGCGGTGGCGGGAGGCGCGGGCGATGTGGCCGGCCGGGTTCGGCTGAACGGCTCCTTCTGATGAGCGCTTTCGCCGCCGCAGTCGGGGCGCTCTTCGCCGATCCGAACATCGGCCGGGACGCGGTTTACATCGCCGAGGGCGGCGCGCCCGTCCTTGTGCGCATCGTCGCCCGGCGTGCCGATGCCGTCACCGACTTCGGCGACGCGCGGCTCTGGTCCGAAACCACCCGCATTGACCTGCGCGTGGCCGAGGCGCCAGCCCCACGCCCCGGCGACCGGATCGAGATCGACGGCGACGACTTCCTCATTCAGGGCGAGCCCGTCCGTGACCGCGAGCGGCTGGTCTGGACCATCGACCTGCGCCCGGCATGACCGCGATGAAGCTGAAGCTCGACATCGATCCCGACATCGTCGCGATGATGGCGGCCGAGGTCGCGGCGGGCGAGCGGGCTGTCTCGGTCGCGATCCGCGAGGCCGGGATAGGGCTGAAAGCCGCATGGCGGCTGCAGATCACCGGCGCGGGCCTCGGGGCCCGGCTCGCCCGCACCATCCGGTCGGAGCAGTTCCCGAAATCCACGCCCAGCCTGAACGCGGCGGCCGTGGTCTGGTCCAACGCCCCGGTGATCGTAGGCGCGCACGATACCGGCCCGCTGATCCGCTCGAAGAACGGGTTCTGGCTGGCGATCCCCACGCCCGCCGCGGGCAAGTCCCTGCGTGGCGGCCGGATCACCCCCGGCGAATGGGAACGCCGCACCGGTCTGCGCCTGCGGTTCATCTATCGCCGCCGGGGCCCGAGCCTGCTTGTGGCCGAGGGGCGGCTGAATACGAAGGGCCGCGCCGTGGCGTCACGGTCTAAGACCGGCCGGGGCCTCGTGAGCGCGCCGATCTTCCTGCTGGTGCCGCAGGTCAAGCTGCCGAAGCGGCTGGATCTGGCGCGGGACGCGGAGCGGGCCTTGGACAGCATGCCGGGGTTGATCGTGGCCAATTGGGTGGAGGGGCGGCCTTGAGGTGCGGGTGGTCGCGCGGAGGGCCTCACAGGTCCTCCGCGCGTTTCTCAGCCGCGGGGCGGGAACGGGTCGTTTCCGTAGCTGTTGCGCTCGCGGATCCGGCCGTCACGTCCGTGGATCAGAACTTCGCTCTGCTGGTTGCGCGCAATCTCGGTGGCCCGATTGATTGCTTCGGCCTGAGTGCCGTAACGCGCCGTATCGCGGTTGTTCCCAGCGCCCAGGACTGCCCAACCGTCCTCGCGCCGAACCACGTGCTGGTTCTTGCCTGCCATGTCCATCACCTCCTTTCGGTGGCATGCCGAAGATGTGGTGTGTGACAATCGAACGTTCAAGTAAGAAATTGACGTTATGGTTCTGACAGCCTATCTTGTGCCCATGCAGGGGCCGGGAGAAGCCCGACATGCACACCGAGGAACCCGTCATGAATCGCATCGAATTGTCCCGTCGACTGAGGGAGGCACGAGAACTCGCATCAATCAGTCAGGGTGAAGTGGCTGAAGCTCTTGGCCTTCCCCGTACGGCTGTCACGCAGATCGAAGGAGGGAACCGCGCGGTATCCACCATGGAACTTGCGCGACTGGCGGACCTCTATCGTCGGCCAGTCAGCTGGTTCCTCGCAGACGTTCCGGATGCTGATGAAGACGTAGTAGTGGCGCTGCATCGGATTGCGCCGGGCATCGATGCAACTCCGGAAATCCGGATCGAGGTAGACCGCTGCGTGCAGATCTGCCGCGAAGGTGTCAGTTTGGAAGAGTTGCTCGGGCGTGAAGAGCGCGATGGGCCGCCTGCGTACCGTGAGCCGGTACCAAGATCGACCGGGGAAGCTGTCGCTCAGGGCGAGCGGGTCGCTGAACAGGAACGGAGACGCCTCGAACTTGGTAGCGCTCCGATTGCCGACATGGCGGGACTGCTGGGCGATCAGGGGATCTGGGCATCGGTGGTGGATCTTCCTCACACCATGTCAGGACTGTTCCTGCATCATCCGAGCATTGGCATGGCAGTGCTCGTGAATGCGGCGCATGTGCGTGCGCGCCAGCGTTTCTCACTGGCGCATGAGTATGCGCATGTCCTCCTTGATCGCGACCGTGTGGTTGGCGTGAGCAGCGCCGACAACAGCCGCGAGCGCATAGAACAGCGCGCGAACGCTTTCGCCGCAGCCTTCCTGCTTCCCGAGGCCGGTCTCGAGGAAGAGCTGCGACAGCTCGGCAAGGGTCAGCCTGCACGTACCGATCAGATCGTCTTTGATGTGGCGACCGGTGGAAGCATACACGGCCAGCTGCGTCCGGCTCCTCGCTCCCAGACGATAGGCTTTCAAGACGTCGCGTTTATCGCGCACAGGTTCGGCGCAAGCTATCAGGCGGCGGTTTATCGACTGAAGAGCCTGCGCCACATCAATCAGCCCGAAAGCGACCTTCTGTTGTCTCCCGAGCAGGAGGAAGCGGGAAAGGACTACCTACGGGCCTTGGACCTCTTCGAGGATATTGAGGCGCCAGTCAGCAACAAGAGAGGAACCCGAGAGCTTAGGAGCCGCGTGGCTCACCTCGCCCTTGAGGCTTATCGGCTGGGCGAGATTTCGCGAGGACGCCTTCTCGATGTGGGCAAGACCATCGGTGTCGACGGCCGTAAGCTGCTCGAACTTGCCGAGGCAGCGCGAGCTGAGTGACGTCCACCATGCTGGTTCCTCCACCCGTTGTCCTCGTCACAGACACCTCCGTGCTGGTGAACTTCCTTCGGATCGACCGGATGGATCTGATCCGGAACCTTTCACCGCAGTTCCTGGTGACAGACCATGCCGTTGGGGAAATCACGGAGGTCTATGGGGACCAGTTGGCGCGGTTCGAAGCTGCTATTGTCGCAGGATGCTGCGAAGTTTGTCGGGTGGAGAGCGATGCAGCCATGGAGATGTTTGGGCAGCTCACTGGTACGCAGCGCCTCGGTATCGGCGAAAGTGCGACGATCGCACATGCGGTGTCGATTGGGGCCGGCGTCGCGCTGGATGACAGGCGTGCTGCGAATGAAGCCCGCCGCATCAGCGATGGCTTAGTCGTTCTCGGCACGGTCGACCTGACCAGACAAATGATCGTCGAAGGTTTGCTGAGCGTAGAGGTCGCTGACGCCATCAAGGACGATTGGGCGACGAACCACCGTTTCAGACTGAAGATCGGGAGCTTCAGAGAACTTCTTTGACCGTGCACACCGCTCACGCACCAAGGCGGAAACATGCCCACCCCCCGCGAAACCATCCTCGCCGCGCTGCACGCGCGGCTTTCGGCGTTGCCCGCCACAGCCCTGCGCGGTGATGTGCTGCCCGAACGCGTGCCCGCCGCAGGCCTCCTGACCCTGCGCGACGGCGAGCCGGGGGAGCCCGAGGTGACGCTGTCGCCGCTGCGCTACCACTACCAGCACCGAGCCGAGATCGAAGCGGTTGTGCAGGGGGCCACCCGCGACGCCGCCTTCGACACCCTCTGCGCCAGCATCGGCGCGGCGCTTGCCGCCGACCGCACGCTGGGCGGCCTCTGCGACTGGGTCGAGGCGGAAGCGCCGCGCCCGGTCGATCTCCCGGTCGAAGGTGCCGCCAGCCTGAAGGCAGCGCTGATCCCGGTCGTCCTGCATTATTCAGCGGCCGACCCGCTCGGCTGACCCCTTTCACCACAGGAGACTACGATGGCACGAGCCCATGGGGCGCGGGCGCAGATGGCGCTTGCGTTCGAGACCGTCTATGGCACCGCACCCGCTTCGGGCTATCGCACGGTGCCCTTCGCCAGCACCACGCTCGGGTCCGAGCAGCCGCTGATCGCCTCGGAACTGCTAGGCCAAGGGCGCGACCCGCTGGCCCCCATCAAGGACGCGGTCACCGCGGATGGCGATGTGGTGGTGCCGATCGATGTCGAAAACATCGGCCTCTGGCTGAAGGCGGCTTTTGGTCAGCCCACGACCACCGGCACCACGCCCAAGACCCACACCTTCCAGTCGGGGAACTGGACGCTGCCAAGCATGGCCATCGAGACGGCGATGCCCGAGGTGCCGCGCTATGCGATGTATACCGGCTGCGTCTGCGACCAGCTGTCGTGGCATATGGCCCGGTCGGGGCTGCTGACCGCCACGGCCCGGCTGGTTGCGCAGGGCGAGAGCGTCGCAGCCGCCACCGCTGCAGGCACGCCGACCGCGCTGGCGCTGCAACGGTTCGGGCACTTCAACGGGGCGATCACCCGAAACGGCACGCCGCTCGGCAACGTCATCTCGGCCGAGGTGACCTATTCCAACGGCCTCGACCGCATCGAGACCATCCGCTCGGACGGCCGCATCGAAGGGGCAGACCCCGGCATGGCCGCCCTAACCGGCCGCGTCGAGGTCCGTTTCGCCGACACCACGCTGATCACGCAGGCTATTGACGGCACGCCTTGCGAGCTGGTCTTCGCCTGGAGCCTCGGCGCCAACGCCAGCTTCACCTTCACGGCGCACGCCGTCTACCTGCCGCGCCCCCGGATCGAGATCCCGGGCCCGCAGGGCATCCAGGCCACCTTCGACTGGCAGGCGGCCAGGGCCACCAGCCCCGCCCGGATGTGCACCGCCGTCCTCGTCAACACCGTCGCAACCTATTGAGAAGGCCCACCATGCTGACCCTCGACCTCACCAACGTGCCGCAATGGTCCGACCTCATCCCCGGCGTGCGCATCCGGCTCCGCCCGCTGACCACCGCCCTGATGGTCTCGGCGCGGGGCGATCCTGCGATCGCCGATCTGCCCGAGGGTGCGGCGACGGAGGAAGCCGCGCTTGCCATGGCCAAGGCGCTGGCGCGGCGCGCGATCCTGGAATGGGAGGGGATCGGCGACGCCGATGGCACTCCCATCGATCCGAGCCCCGAGGCCATCGACGCGCTTCTCGACATCTGGCCTGCCTTCGAGGCGTTCCAGACCCTGTATGTCGCCAAGGCCCTCCTACTGGACGCGGAAAAAAACGGCTCTGCGCCCTTGCCGACTGGTCCTTCGGTGGGGGCGAAGGCTACTGCGCGGCCTGTGGAACAGCCTGTCCCGACTGCCCCGCACGGCTGAACCGGCCGCTGACGCTTGAGGGCGCGCAGGTCTGGGACCTGGCGCAGCGCCTCGGCGGGCAGATGCGCGTCATCCCCGGCGCGGTGATCGGCTGGGACATGGGCGCGGCGCTGGCCTTGGGCGCGGCCCTCAGCATCTCCCCGCCTGCTATCGCCGAACTGCTGCCCGCCCTCGAGGCGGTGATGGTCCGCCGCGTCAACGAACAGATCGCGGCCAGCCGCGACTGACCCCATTCCGACCGGAGCCCTGATCCCATGGCCGAGAAACGCGTCTCCGTCCGGCTCGCCGCCGTGGGTGGCCGCCAGGTGCGCGCCGAACTGGAGGGCGTGGGCGAGGCCGGGGCGAAGGGCCTCGGCCGCCTGTCGCGCGAGATGGAACTGGCCAATACCCGGCTGGCCGCATTCGCGCGCCGCGCCGGTATCGCCCTCGGGGCCGCCGCTGCCGCTGCCACGGCCTCGCTCGGGCTGATCGTCCGGTCCACCGCGGAGAGTGCCGCGCAGATCCGACAATTCGCGCAGGTCGCCAATGCAACGCCGGAAGCGCTGCAACGCTGGTCGGCCGGAGCGCGGACGGTCGGGATCGAACAGGAGAAGCTGGCCGACATCCTGAAGGACGTGAACGACCGGGTCGGGGATTTCCTCCAGACCGGCGGCGGGCCGATGGCCGACTTCTTCGAGAATGTGGCCCCGCGCGTGGGCGTGACTGCCGATCAGTTCGCCCGCCTTTCCGGCCCAGAAGCCCTGCAGCTCTACGTCGACACCCTGGAGCGGGCGGGCCTCAGCCAGCAGGAGATGACATTCTATCTGGAGGCCATGGCCTCGGACGCCACGCGGCTGATCCCGCTTCTGCGCAACGGCGGGGCGGAGATGGCTCGTCTGGGCGACCAGGCCTCCGACCTTGGCGCGGTGCTGGACAGTGATGCCCTCGAAGCCCTGCGCCGCACCCAACTGGCGCTGGGCACAGTCTCGCTGGTCTTCGATGGTCTGCGCAACCGGATCGCCGTCGCTGTGGCCCCGACCATCGAGGCGCTGGCCAATACCTTCGTGGCGCTGGCCTCCGATGGCGGCATCCTGCGCTCGGCCATCGACACGCTGATCGGCAACCTCGGCCGTCTCGCCTCCTACGCCGCGACCTTCGCCGCTGTCATGGCCGGGCGGTGGGTGGCGGGTCTCGCCGCCGCGGCCCTGTCGGTGCGCGGCCTCGCCACCGCGCTCGTATTCCTGCGCGGTGCCCTCATCCGCACTGGGATCGGAGCCCTGATCGTCGGCGCGGGCGAGCTGGTCTATCAATTCTCTCAGCTGGTGGCCCGGGTCGGCGGGGTGGGAGAGGCATTCCGCCTGCTGGGCGATCTGGCCCGCGAGGTCTGGTCGCGCATCGGCCTTTCGCTGGATGCAGCCCTCGCGCGGATGGCGGCTGGATGGGAGGGGCTAAAGGCGGCGGGTCTCTCGGCCCTTGAGGGCACCATCGCGGGCGTCGTCAGCTTCGGCGACCGGACGGCCGCGATCTTCCAGGGGGCCTATGATGCGGCTGTGGCGATCTGGGGCAGCCTGCCCGGCACCATCGGCGATTTCGCCTTCCAGGCTGCGAACGGGCTGATCTCGGGCGTCGAGGCGATGCTGAACGGCGTCGTCACCCGCATCAACAGCTTCATCGAGACGCTTAACGCGGCGCTGGCCCTCCTGCCGGAATGGGCTACGGGCGAAGGTGGCGTGCGGATCGGCATCCTCGACCCGGTCGAACTCGGCCGGATCGGTAATCCGTTCGAGGGGGCTGCTACAGCTGCTGGCGCGGCTGCGGCGGACGCCTTCTCGGCCGCGCTGTCGCGGACCTACCTCGAGCCGCCCGATCTCGGTCTCGGCACCATGGCCGACGACGCCCGCGCCCGGGCCGACGGCTATCGCGAGGCGGCGGGCATGCTGTCCGACGCTGCAAGTCGGCCGCTGGCCAGCTGGCAGGCGCTGAAGGACGCGGTGACTGGCACGGGGACCGAGGCGGAAACCGCACTCGCCGATGCAGCTGCCTCGGCCGATGCCTTGACCTCCGGGCTGAACGACACGACCACCGCGGCCGATGGAGCGGGCGGGGCCGCGCGCGGTGCTGGGGCGGCAGCGGCCGAAGGCGCGGACACGGCCCTCACCGGCTGGCAGGCCGTCACCGCTGCGCTCGCCGACTACGCCGCCAAGGCGCGCGACATTGGTGGGGATATCGGCAGCGCGCTGGTGGGCGCTTTCCAGAGCGCCGAGAACGTCATCGGTGACTTCGTGAAGACCGGCAAGCTCGACTTCCGGGATCTGGTCACGTCGATGACTGCGGATCT